AATGTGTTTAGAATGTGGTTGCAATCAAGTGGAAAGTACACATGGTCTAAAGACAATTAGAGATTATGCTAATGTCGCAATGCCATCAAATGTATCTACCGCACAAATAGTTGAACCAACAGAAACACCTTAATTAACTAGAAATAGTGGTGCGTCACATAGCGGGCGCACCACTATTTTTTTAAGGAGAGGCAATGTCAAGATATGTGGCACCTGATAAGGGTGTAAAAGAAACAGTTATTGGCAACAAAACTTATCGCCCCGACAAAGGCGGAATCTATAATGTTGAAAGTGCGGGCCATGCTCGCGCCATGAAAGCAGAAGGTTATTTTGAAGCATCATTAAATCCTTATTCTCATGGTGACCGCAAAAGAGGATTTAGTTGCGTACAATGTGGTTTTGAGGGTTGGTTCAGGAAATGCGGTAGGTGTGGTTGTGAGGATCAATCTCCTGCAAGAGATGGGGAATAAATGACAACGGGCGTAACCGCTTTAACAGGATTTTTTGAGAATCCTTATTTGACTATTGCCGAATATAAGAACGCCCCCACCTCTATTGATTTTGACAATCTTGTTGTAGGCGGAAATTCAGGAGCGCAAGACGCAGAACTAGGCCGCGTAATTTTACGCGCCACCTCATATTTAAATGAATATTTAAACCAAGATTTAACTGCACAAAGTATTACCGAAACACAGAGAGTTAGATTCAATAACCAAGGTTATATTTCATTACACCCAAACCATAATCCAATAATTTCTTTAAGCAGTTTTGAATACGGATCTACGCCTAATAATCTAACTACTTTAACCGATCCATCAACATGTTGGTTTGAGAATCAACAAGTAATCATTCCTGTTTCAGATAGCCAACTAACTTATTCAAGCCAAGGGCCTTTAAGTTTTGGTGGCGTAGGAGCGCGAACACCAGTATTTGTAAAATATACTTATGTTGCAGGGTATGTAAATACAACAATAGTTACCGCAACAGCCACACAATCCACCTTAACCGTAACTAGCGGTGCTGGATTTATAGCAGGTGAATCTTATCGGATCTATGACGGAGCAAGCAGTGAAACAATTACAGTTGCAAGCACATATACTTTTGGATCCACAACAGTTCCTTTAACCTCAGCGCTGGCTTTCACACACGCTGCTGGTGTTGCCATAGGTAATATGCCTAGCGCTATTAAACAAGCCACCATTCTTGCTACAACGGCCTTTATTAAGGCAAGAGGTGATAACTCTTTAACTATGGCAGTAACAACCTCTGCATCAGGGAACATCAGTGGCGCTCAACGATTTGGCTCAGATTTAGCGCTGGCCTTAGATATGGTTTCTCTATACAGAAGGATTAGGTAATGGCAGGCCGTACTGGTGTCAGATCTACGCTCAATTCATTTCTAACAACAGTACCAATTGCAAATTTAAATCAAGTTTTTAAATCTTTTCCTAAGCGTATTAACTATCAAGTTGGTTCAACAGCAGGGCAACTTTCAAGAGCGGCTGCCGTAATTTATATTGCATCAGAGAATGAAACCCGTCTTGCAATAGGTGGGGCTACATCTGGTTGGAAGCGTGTTGATTACACCATAATTCTTCAGGTTTACCAACATTCCCTGCAACGAAATTCTGAAGATGCAATGACTGATTTTGATACCCTTATAGACAATATTAAAACAAGGCTTAGATCAGATCATAGATTTGGCGATACAACTGGAACTTTAGTTTGGCAAGGAGCGGAGCCTCGCATAACTACCCGTTATGGAGAACCTGCCACCAGTAATGAAGGCGCTACGGAAACCTTCGCTGAGATAGAATTTGATGCAACAGAAATGATTCAAGCATAAGGAGCATGATGAGATATACATATAATGGATCAGATGAACGCGTGTTTCCTACGCTTGGAATCACGGTAAAAAAAGGTGATGTGTTTGACGCACCAGAAGGTTTTTCTCACCCTGATTGTTCTTCAGGTGAAGCAAAATCATTTACTAAAACAAGTACAACTACAACCCCGTCTGCCGCGTCAGACAAGACACTAGGAGAGTGAAGTAATGTCAGTACAACAATCCGTACGAAGTTACCTCGGTATTGCTAAAGAAGCAACTAAAGGTACAGCAGTAGCACCAACAGATTTTATTCCTGTTGCTAAAGACAGTATGAAACCAGCAGATATTATTGATCCGCTTTTTGATACTGGCTTGCGTGGCTCAAATGTAGTTAATTACAACTACATTCCAGGCCGCACACGCTCAACATTTGATTTTGGTGGAGCCGTATTTGCCGACACAGTTGGCTATGGACTTGCTGGAATTATGGGTTCAGTAGCAACAACAGGCGCAAGCGCACCATTCACACACACTATTTCATTAAAGAATAGTGCAGTTGCAGCAGCAGATGACCAACCAATTTCCTACACACTGACTGATTTTTATGCAGCAGCAGTACGCGCTTACCCTGGTTGCCAGTTTTCTGATTTCTCATTAAAATTTAATGCAGATGGCATGTTGGAATACGAAACCAAAACAACTGGTTTCTTATCAGCATCAGCCGCAACACCAACACCAACATTTTCAACAATCCTTCCAACACCAGTTTGGCAAGGCACTGTTTCAATTGGTGGATCACCAGTTTCAACAGCAATGACAGGTAATATTGATTTGACTAGAAATGTCACACCTGTTTATGGCATTGCACAAACTCAAAATCCATTCCAGGTATTTCTTGGACCATTAGAAACAAGCGGTAAATTCACTTTCATTATGGAAGATAACACCGAATTAACCCGCTATTTAACTAATACTCAACCTGCAATTGTTCTTAACTGGGCCTATGGCGCAGCAGCAGCAGCAGTTCAGATCCAGGCAACAATTACTAAGGGTGCATATACAGCCGCAGTAATTGAGCGCGGAGATGATTTTGTAAAGGTTACATGTGATATTAATGCACAAGGTAATACTACTGATGCTGGTTCAACTGGCGGATTTAGCAATATTAAGTGGGTACTTCAGAACGCTAAGGCCTCTGGTACATACGCTTAATTAGTTCCAGAACAGATGGGTCAGTAATTGCGAACGCCTTCCCGCGATTCTGCCCATCTGTTCCTTTTAGGTTATGATGTATGGAAGGTAACTAATTAGGAGGCATGTATGTCAAAGAAAATAACACTACCATCAGGCGCAACCGTAACTTTAAAAGATGCAACTTTATTGCGCGTAAAAGATCGCAAGCGTGTTTTAAAAAGCGCTGATGCTGAAGGCGGAGATCTATCTAAGGCTCTTGCATTAGGTGATGCTTTAATTGCAATGCTTGTTGAAGAATGGTCTTTTGAAATGCTAATTCCAGCATTAAAAATGGAAAACATTGATGAATTAGAAATGAAAGATTACGATTTTTTAGTTGAGCAAACTAAAGATGCACAACAGTATTTGTTCCCAGCATTATCAGAAACAGAAAAAAGTGATTCAAACCCAAAAGTCCTTACCGAAAACTTCAAAGGCTAAAATGGCTTTTGGAAGGAGGAAGGCGGCATGAGGAATTTGATTACCCAGATCAAGAATGGTACTACTTTCAAATGGCTGACCGATTTGGCTGGACACCAGAACAGGTAGATAATTTGCCAGTAGAAACGGCAGATTGGTTAATTGCTATTGCTACAACTGTTGAAAGCGTGAAGGCTGACAGGATCAAGGATTTATGAATGGTGGAGCAATTGTTATCACTAATCTTGATGATGTCTTGCGGGCTATTGGCAATGTGGGATCTGATGTTGAGCAAGGTGCAAAAATTGGTATTGGTAGGGCAGGTTTAGCAGTTGAAAGACAGGCTAAATTAAACGCTAATACTGGTACACGCAGGCGCGAAGGTAGCAAGATAATTCCACCAAAACATATTGGCCCAAGCGGTCAGGGGCCAAATGTAATTACGGGTAATTTAAGAAGATCTATAAACACATCAGTGCGCTATGGATTTGGTACTTACATAGCGATTGTTGGCGCATCAATGGTGTACGCAAGGGCAGTTGAAAAAGGAAGTCCAACTTGGAAATCTGGCGTAAAATATCCTTACTTAGAACCAGCCGCTTTAAGTTTGATCCGCTCTGGACAAATTCAAAGAATTTTTGTTGGCTCAATTAAAGAAAAAATGAGGGGTTAAAATGGCTGATGTAATCCCACCAATTTTAATAAAACTTTCTGCTGATGTAAATGATCTAAAAGCAGGATTAACCCAGGCACAGAATAGCCTCAAAGGGTTAGATGACAATATTAAAAAATCAACTGGAGGCATGACTAATTTTGTTAGCAAACTTAAAACTGTTGGAGCAACCCTAGGAGCCACATTTGCCGCTACCCAATTAACATCTTTTGCTAAAGATACGGTTATGGCAGCCTCTAGCATGGCTGAATCTATATCTAAAGTTAATGTTGTGTTTGGTGAAGGCGCAGCAGAAGTTCTAAAATTTGGTCAAGGTGCAGCAGATAATTTAGGTATTAGTAATCAAGCAGCCATTGAAGCAGCAGGAACTTACGGAAACTTATTTCAAGCATTTGGTTTAGGACAAGGCCAAGCACAAACAATGTCCACCTCTTTAGTACAACTTGCAGCAGATATGGCCTCATTCAATAACACAAGTATTGATGATGCAATTCTGGCTTTAAGATCTGGTTTATCTGGCGAAACAGAGCCGTTAAAGAAATTTGGTGTTGCTTTATCAGAAGCGCGTTTAAAAACTGAAGCCCTATCTTTAGGTTTAATTAAAAATACAAGCGGAGCATTAACACCTGCCGCTAAAGCACAAGCGTCTTATTCATTGATTATGAAAGACACAATTCTTGCCCAAGGCGATTACGCAAGAACAGCAGACGGCACGGCTAACACAATGAAAACATTGCAAGCCAGATTTGCAGATGCCAAGGTTGCTTTAGGTGATGCTTTAATGCCTGCATTTAGAGGATTGCTTAAAATTCTAAGTTTATTAATTCCAGTATTAAAAGCCATAGGCAATTTCTTCAAAAATAATCAAGATGAAGTGAAAGCATTTGCAATTACAATAACTACACTTACTGCTGCCTGGGGCGTTTATACATTAGTAGTAAAACGCGCTGCTATTCAACAGGCTATTTTCAACGCAGTCATGGCAATCAATCCATTTGTAGCAGTAGCAGTAGCAATAGGCTTAGTGGTTGCAGGATTTGTAAAACTTTACAAGAGTAATGAAACATTTAGGAATGCAGTTATCTCTGTTGCTAAAGTAGCAATTAGAGCGTTTGCCGCAATCATTCCTATGATCGGTATGGTATTTGAAGCCATAATGAAAATTAGCACTGGGCCATTACGCTTGTTGTTATTGGCTATGTCTAAATTGCCAGGCGTAGGAAAGTATGCAAAAGAAGGTTTAGATTTTATTAATAAAGGATTAAATGGCATATCTGATTTTGCAGATAAGGCTGCTAAAAAAGCAACTCAATTAGCAGATAGCCTAGGTAAAGTAAATAAAGAAGGAGCCAAAACTAAAGACGCAATAATTAAGCGCCCGACTGCTGGCGGTATTGATCCAAATGATGTTAAAGAAAAGGCTGCTGCTGAGAAAAAACGCCTATCTGAAGTCAAATCTTTACAGAAAAAATTTGAATCAGAGCAAAAACAACTGGCTGGGTTAGAAGAAAAGAAGGCCAAACTTATTGCTGATTATCAAAAAGATGTGTTAAAGCGTAATGCCAAATATGATGAAGATGTATTTAAGGCTAAAGAAGAAAGCGCTAAAAGGATTCTTGGCATAGAGAAAGATTACAATAAACAAATATTAGATGCACAAAAAGATGCTGCACAAAAACGCAAAGAAATTATTCAACAATCTATTGATCGCCTAAGAGATGTATTTAAATCTGCCTCTGCCGTTGATGTTGGCAAGATGTTTGCTGATCTATTAAAAGGTGAAGATCCATCTAAGGCCACCACCACTACGCTTGTTGATAAATTTAAACAACAGTTAGCAGATATTAAATTATTAGCAGCCAACGCTACGGCTCTTTCTAATAAAGGATTTAATCAAGTATTTATTGAGCAGGTAGTAGGTCAAGGTACTGAGGTAGGTAATAAACTTGCCCAGGAAATATTAAATTCCACACCAGAAACAATTGGTGAATTGCAAACTTTATTTACACAAATCCAACAAACATCTGAAACTGGCATAGATGTTCTTGGCAAAACTATGTATGAAAAACTAGGTTTAGCAACAGAAGAATTAAAGGCTAACTATGTAAAAGTAGGAACAGAACTCAATGAAGCCCTGGCTCAATATGCTGCTGATTTTGCTGAAGCAATGGCTGAGGCTAAATCTGATCTTGCAGAAACTCTTAAAGAATTGCAAAAAGATTTACAAGCCGACCTTGCTGAAATGCAAGATGCTTTCCATGTTGCACTTGCAGAAATTAATAAAGATATTGCAGAAACTATTGCGCAAATTAATTCTTTAATGGCTGCCTTGGCTGCTTTAGGTGCAATGACTGGCCTTGGTGGTGGCGGTGGCGGAGGTGGTGGTGGCAGTTCAACTACTAGAGATTTAAGTTCAGACTATGCAAGATTCAAAGCAAAAGAAAAAGCAGATGAAGCAGCCGCTAAGTATATTATTACAAATAATGTTACAAGCAATGTAAGCGCACAAGAAATTGCAGACGCTACTCAAAGAGCAATTAAATTTGGACAAACTGTAACTGTTGGAAAAGATAGATAATGCCAATAACAACCCCGTATCAATTTTCTTTTGATGGTCAAACATTTGGCGCATCAACGGCATTTCCAATTCAATCTGTTGATGGTTTAGAAAGTTTGCCAATGATCCGCGCACAAGATGATAACCGTGGATATGCAGACGGTATGTTTTCAGGTAGAGATTTTTTAAGCGGTAGAACTGTAAGTATTATTTTCACAACCTTGGCTAATGGAGCAACCTCCGCGCAAACAAATTACAACACAATTCAACAAGCGCTACTGCCTCAAACCTCTGGCACAACACCGCTTTATTTTAAATTATCTTCTGCTGGTGGTGAGCAATTTGTTAATGCCCGTGTACGCGCTTTAAGAACAGCCGTAGATCCTAACTACACTTATGGATATATTACATCTCAGGCAGATTTCTTTTGCCCAGATCCTAATTACTATGACAGCACTTTAAACACCCTATCAATGACCATGGGTGGCGGTCTGGGCCGTGTTTACAACCGTACCTATAACCTTGTTTACCTGACTGGATCAGCCCCTTATACAACCGTTACTAATAGCGGCTGGGCTACTACCTACCCAACTATTACCTTTAATGGCCCAATAGTAAATCCTGTATTTGGAAATGTTACACAAGGCAATTACATTTTCTTAAATGGCAGTTTTGCAGATACAGATACCGTAGTTATTGATTTGTATAATAAATTAATTACGCTAAATGGTGCGCCCGCTAGAAACTTATTGTTAGGAAGTTCTACTTGGTTTGATGCTCAACCAGGAGCCAATCAGTTCTTTTTTTACGGAACAGGTACACTATTCCCTACAACAGCCGTGAGTGTTTCATGGTACAGCGCGTACATTTAGGAGTGACATGGCTTTAAGAAATCCCCCTAGTTGGCTTCAAAATGGTAGCCACACAGCAGAGAATGACCGCCTAACGGCTAGTCAAAATGTTTGGGCGCAGACTGGCGTTCGCAGAACTAATGATTTAGCAGTTTCTCAATCAGGAACGCCCGCTATGAGCGTATCTATTGCCGCAGGTTGGGGAATTATTGTTGGCGATTATACAACAAATATGGGCGCATATAGTTTTTACAATGACGCTGCTGCCACAGGAACAATTACAGCAGCAGACGCAACCAATCCTAGAATTGACCGCGTATGTATAACAGTTTCAGATTCAGCGTATGTTGGATCAGTAAATACAGTAGCCATAAATGTTGTTGCGGGAACTCCAGCAGGTAGCCCAACCGCCCCAGCAACTCCAGTAAATTCTATTTCTCTTGCTACCGTAGCGGTAGGTGCGGGCGTAACTACAATTCTGAACGCTAACATTACAGATACTAGAGTTCGCACCGAAATAGATGAGGTAGTTTTAGGCACTTCTTCTGCCACCCTAGTTCCAGTTCGCATACAATTAGCAGCGGCTCAGACAGGCAACGCATTACAAATTGTTAATAGTTCGGGAACAATCCTGAACGGATTTGACTCTAGTGGTAATCTACTCACAGGTGGAATAGACGCTGCAAGTCTTGAATACGAGTTCATTATGGGAGCATACTAAATGGCAACTAATACCCCAGCAGTATTTTTTAGAGGCAATCCTGCTTATGGCACAACAAATGCACCGCGTTCCGTAACTACTGCCGCACTAACATCAAACCTTGTTACATTAACTTTGGGTTCTAACCACGGTCTTTCACAAGTAGGCACACTAATAAATGTGCAAGGCGTTGGCGCGTCTTATGACGGATTATTCCCAGTAAATTCATTTCCAGGTCTTAACACCGCAACTTATGTAGTAACAACAGCAAATATTGGTTCAGCCGCAGTAACCCCCAACGGTTCAGCAATTTTTAATTCAGGCGTAACAGTTGGTGGTGCTTTATCAAACCACGCGGTTGTAAATTACACCGCAATTATTACTACCTCTGCTGCACACGGATTAGTTATTGGCAATATTGTTCAAGTTAATACAGGAAATGCAGCAACAAATGGAACTTATGTAGTTACTTCTATTCCTTCTGCAACATTATTTACCTATACCTCAGCAACTCAAACACTTGCTTCTGCTGCACTTGCACAAGGCGCATTTGGTAAATTCCCTGATGTCTATACTTTAGCAGCCTCAACAGATGGAATTGTAACTAACGCAGTATTTTCTAATCCAACCGCTTCATCTGCACAAGTAAATTTAACCATTGATAATATTGCAGTAGGAAAACAACTTACTATTCCTGCTAACGCATCTACATTTTTGGATATTAAACAATTTTTCGCTACAACTAAAAAGATTTCTGTTGGGTCAAGTATTCCTCAAATTGACTGCCAAGTATCAGGCATTACTATCGTTTAATAGGAGAGCAAAATGGGTTTAACACAAGTACCTGCACCTTCGGTCACATTAAAACAAACTTTTACAAGTAGCGGAACATTTGTATCTAGTGGTACTACTGTTGCGCCACAATTTCTTTATGCCTATGCAATTGGTGGCGGTGGCGGTGGTGGCTCTACTGGTAGTTGGGGTTATGTGCCTGGCGCTGGTATTGACTGGGCAAATGTTAATATAGGTGGCGGTGGTGGCGGTGGTGCTGGAGTTGTAGGTTTTGGTGTTATTGCAGGATTTGGTTCTATTTCTTACACAGTTGGCGGTGGTGGCACTGGTGCAACGGTGGGTAATAACGGAAATGCTGGTGGCGCAACTTCATTTAGTGCCGTAAGTGGTGCTGGTGGCGCTGGCGGTACTGCCTCACAAGGTCCTACTCAGGGCGGTGGCGGTTCAATGACTGGTGGTGTTGGCGGTGCGCCTTCAGGCGGTGGTGGTGCTGGTGGAGCAAGACAAGGAACCGCAAGTACTTGTGCTGGCGCAACAGGTGGTACTGGCGGTTCGTTAGGTGCGGCTGGTCAAACTGGTCCAACCCCTACACAAACAGGTGGTACTACTTATGGTGGTGGTGCTGGCGGCGCTGCCGCTACAACTAATGCTGGTGTAGCGTCAGGAGCAGGTGGCGGCGGCGCATCAGGTTCAAATACAGGTGGTTCTGCTAAAGCAGGTGGCACTGGTGGAAGCAGTAATGGTGTAGGTTCTTTTGTTGGTGCTGGTGGTGCTGGCGGTAATGGTGGTTATACCACTGGTGCGGCAGTGCAAGGACAAAGCGGTGCTGCTGCAACTGGTTATGGCGCAGGTGGCGGTGGCGCAGGTGGGTTTGGTCAAAACGCAGGACCTACCTCAGTAAGCAATACAACTTCTACTGGCGGTAGCGGTACTTCTGGATATATCGCTTTATATTTCTAATATGTGGGCGCAAATTGGCAAAGACGGGAAAACCGTAATTGGATCTTTTCCACCTGATGTACCTGAAGAAATTGTTTACGCTGAAACTGAAGCGGCTGGATATACTGTTGTAAAAATGACCGTTGAAAATAGTCCTGCATGGGTTTATGGAACTTACATAGATGGTAAATTTTACCCCCCTGAAGGAGTAAATTTACCCACTTTTTTTGGAGAAAAAAATGCCTAAATATCTTGTAATAGAAAATGAAATAGCCGTTAATTCTATTATTGCCGATTCCGTTGAGATTGCTAGTGAATTAACTGGGCGTGTATGCGTAGAAGTTGAACATGAGGTAGGACAACCTGATATTGGCTGGACCTATAAAAATAATAAATTTATTGCGCCTGTTGTACCCGAACCCGAAACCCCTATATTATTAGATAAATAATTCAAATGGAAGGCAAGCCATAATGAAATTAAAAAAACAAATTATTAAATTTCATGCCGTAAATAAACATGTAATGGAAGTTAGACCAAAACCACAACCTGCTTCATTTTTCATGCCTGAATGGTGGAAAAAAATGGAACCGTATGTTAATGGTAAATATGACCTTGACCCCGCCTCAACCGTTACTGCTAAAAAATGTTTTCCTTTATTAGATGGATTAACAACTGGTTACATTGTTCCCTTGTGGAGTGATGTTTTAGTAAAAAAAGATGTTGATAACAGTCCTTTAATTAAATGGGCTACACATATAGATATTTTAGATACTTGGCCTGCACATCAAAGTAAAGGTTTTGAGATACCAGAAAATTATCATTCTATGGTTTTTAAGTATTTGCATGAATGGATAGTTGAAACACCTAAAGGTTGGTCTTGTTTAATCACACACCCAATTGGATTTCAAAATTTACCTTTCAAGGTTATTAGCGGTGTTGTAGATACTGATAAATTAAAAACTTTAATTAACACGCCATTTGTTGTAAAAGAAGGTTATGAAGGCATTATAGAAAAAGGAACACCAATGTTTCAAATTATTCCTTTCAAAAGAGAAAATTGGAAAGCCGAATACCATACAAAAACAGAAAATGAAGTTTTTTACTATCATGAAAAATTAATGTCTAAATTAGTTTCTTCTTATGGTAGATTTTTGAGAGTTAAAAAAAATTATGATTAATCAAGGAAACAATGTACCCAATAATACAATTGCAATTTTTCCTTATTATGGTGACCAAGAGCCATTAAATAAAAATGAATTAAACGCCATAATTAAACGCGAAGGAATAAAGCGCGATTGGTTTCCACCTGACGCTTACAGGTGTTTGCCTATAACAATAGGCAATCAGTATGGATTTACAGTTGCATTAAATTATGATATTGCCGTTGAATGGAATGGTGGCAATGCACCTGAAGATGTAATTATTTATTACGCGGAAACAAAAGAAAATATAAAAAATAAAGTAACAACAATTAGTAGTGATATTGGAGCGGGAATATTGACTATCACAACGCCTTTTATGTTGCGCACACCTCCTAATGTAAACATTATGACCATTAACCCGCCTAATTATATTTTGCCAAATATGACTGTTTTAACGGGAGTAATTGAGGCAGATAATTTAAGAATAGGTTTTCCCTTTAATATTAAAATACAAATGCCTAATATAAAAACCATAATTTCTGCTGGTTCCCCATTAGCGGCATTTATACCTATTCCTAGATATTATGCCGATAGTTTTGAATTAAAGTATGCAGATGAATTATTTGATGAATCCGTAATAAAAGAAGAAAATCAAGCATATACAGATTGGATAAATTACAATAAAAAAACAAATGCAAGATTGGGTATGGTTAAAGAAAAACAATATTTGAAAGGCGTAGATATTTACGGTAATGCTTTTCCTGACCATCAAACGCTATAATAAATTATGACTACTACTTATCGCTATATTTTTGCCGACCTATTAACTAACGACATATTAGGAGAACTTCCTTTAACGGGCGTATCTTTTAACCAACAGTTAAACCAGGCTGGAACTTTACAAGGACATTTACTTTTATCAGGTCTTAGCGGTTATGAATTTAATGTTGATGCCTCTACCATACCTGGTAGATGTGTTCTTTATGTAGATCGTGATGCCGAAATTGTATGGGGCGGAATTATTTGGTTCCGAGAATACAATAGCGCTGAACAAAAATTAACCCTAACAGCCCGTGAATTTGAATCTTATTTTGAGCGCAGACGCATAACCGCAGATGTTGTATTTACAAATATAGATCAATTAACTGTCGCTCAATCACTTTTTAACACAGCCCAGGCTGCTGCTTTTGGAAATATTGGGGTAGTTATTCCAACAAATACATCAGGTGTTTTAGTTACTAGAACTTATTATGGTTATGAACTAAAACAAGTTTATGGAGCAGTCCAAGATCTATCAAGAGCCTTAGATGGTTTTGATTTTTTAATTAATTGTTCTTATTCAAGTGGCAGCATAATTAAAACTTTAGAACTAGGTTACCCGCGTATTGGAACTGTTTATGATGTTAATGACCCTTATGCAATAGTATTTAATTTTCCTGCTGGTAATATTGTTGAGTATGTATATCCTGAAGATGGGTCAATTGCCGCTAACACGGTTTACGGTATAGGCGCTGGATCTAACGAAGGTAAATTACTTTCTACACAATCAGATGCAACTAAATTTACAGAAGGCTGGGCATTACTAGAAGATCAGGCTAATTATTCAGATGTAACAGATGCAACATTACTAGCAGAATTAACCGAAGGCCAAGTAAACGGTTTATCTTACCCGCCAACAACAATAAAGGCAGTTGTTCCTGCTTTTACTGCTCCTGTATTTGGAACTTACAATGTTGGTGATGATGCCCGCATAATAATTACAGATAGCCGTTTTCCAACAGGGCTAGATGAAATTTATAGAATTGTGGGCTTGAATGTACAGCCAGGCGAAGATGGGCCAGAGCGCGTTACAATTACGCTAACTAATACAAGTAATTGAGGCAACATGGCATACATAAATCAACCACCTGATCTAAGAACTATCCAGTCAGATATGGATAGCAGGGTTCGCAAATTAGAAACAGCCGTAAGGTTTACTGCTCCAAGCGTAACTACTGATCCAGTTAATGCTCGCACTGGTGATATTTGGTATAACACGGTATCTAACAAATTAAAATCCTTATTAACAACCGTTGTTGAATTAGTTACAACGGGTGTAGCAAATACATTTACGGCATTACAAACATTTGCGGCAGGACTTACTGTTTCTAGTGGTAACTTAACCGCAACTGCGGTAACAAGCAATTTAGGTGTAACCAATACTGGTAATTTAGGTGTAACTGGAACAACAACATTGACGGGTAATACAACAATTAAGGGAAGTATTACTGGACAGGTAAGCGGTGTAACAGTTATTGAAATGTCTAATGACGCTAATGGCTCTATTGAATTAGGTAAGGTAAATGGCACTGCAACTGTTCCTTTTATTGATTTTCACGCTGGTTCTACTGCAACAGATTATGATGTAAGAATTCAAACCACGGTAGGTACAGGAACAACAGGTCAAGGGACACTTGTTGTTACGGGCGGCAGATTTAATCTTTCAACTGCAAATGTAAACCTTGCGTCAATTGCTACTGCTACAACTATTGGCGCTAATGGTGCGGCTTCCGCTCTTACAGCAAACCCAGTAGGTTACATAATTATTGAAATAGGTGGTACACAAAGAAAAATTCCGTTCTATAATGTGTAACTATAATTCCTAACTGAAAGATTACAATGACTACAAACGAATGGGCTGGATTAGCAGTAAGCGTATGCACTTTAGTTGGCACACTTGCAATAGTGGTCAGACATTTAGTAAAACATTATTTATCAGAACTTCGCCCGAATGGAGGCTCTAGCCTCAAAGACACCGTTAATGCGCTAGAGGATAAAGTTAATTTATTAACAGATTTAGTAAAAGAGGCTTTAAGAAAATGAGTGTAGCCACCATAGCCGATTCACAAATAGGTTATTCAGAAACAGGCAATAACAGCACTATGTACGGAAAATGGTACGGTTTAGATAAACAACCATGGTGCGCTATATTTGTATCTTGGTGTTATGCACAAGCAGGGTTAAGTAAAAATATTGCGGCACAAAATTCTAAAGGGTTTGCTTCATGTGATGCTGGACTTAAATGGTTCGCTAAGCGAAACAAATTAGTACCAGTGGGAGAGGCGCAGGAAGGCGATATTGTTTTTTTCCAGTTTGATAATGATGCTGAACCCGATCATGTAGGCATTGTTCAAAAGAATTGGAAAAGAAAAAGCACATTAATTACTATTGAAGGTAACACATCAGACAAAGGCTCCCAGGCAAACGGTGGGGCCGTGTATGCTAAGAAGCGGGCCTACTCCCTTGTTTTGGGTGTAGCCAGACCATAAGGAGAAATATGAAAATCAAGATTGATGAAACAAAAAAGAAAATGCTAAAAAGTTATTTGCGGGCGGTTATTGCCTCTGCTTTTGTTTTAGTATTGGCTTTAGTAGCAGATGTTAAGCCTGAGATTGCGGTATTACTTGGTGCTTTACTCGCTCCAGTTGCCAAATATATTGATCCCTCAGAAACCGATTTTGGAATTATTGCTGAAAAATCCATGGCCCAACTAAAGAAAACAAAGAAGAAGGCCGAATAGATTTCCCGCCTCCATGGGAAAAAGCACCTGAGTATGTGTCTAAACTACTCATTTACACTTTCTAGGGTAAAATTTATGCAAGGAGGCAACCATGGGAATAGCAGATAAACTGAATCAACTATCAATAAATAAAAGAAACACCTTAGAGTGTGCGTATAAAATACTTTACGATTCATTGCCTGAAGAAGATCAAATTGCATTAGATGAAGCCTGGGCTAAAAAATATTCAATCAATACTATTCTGACCGCCATTAGATCTGAAGGCTATAAAAGCAGCAACGAAACTTTAAGAGCGCACAAAAACAAGGTGTGTAAATGTTGGGAAAAATAGAAAAAATACTAGAGGATAGGGAGGTTCAATATGGAGATGCTAAACGCAATTTCACTAATATTGGCATTGGTTGGGGAGCAATTCTTGGCGTTGATCCTATTCCTGCTCATGTTGTTGCTTTAATGTACGATTTTGGTAAAACAATAAGATGTACGGTGAATCCAGAACTAGAAGATAGTTGGCTGGACAAAGAAGGATATACAAAACTAGGCAGAGAAATAATTACAAATGAGCCTTAAAGATAAATTTGAAGAATTGCCTGATGACATTGAATCTTCTGATGTAAAAGAATTACGCAGCGCTTTATTGCGCGTACAAAAACAATTAAAGCAAGCCAAGGAACGCACCGAAGATCTTGTTCACACAACACAACAAGCAGCCTATGATGCCATGCTTACATTTGGAAAAATTACACCAGTACAACAACCGTCACCAGATAAAAGAAACGCAAAACCCGAAGTTGCTTTATGGCACATGACAGATTGGCAAGGAGCAAAACGGACACCCTCTTACAACACCGAAGTGATGCGCAAAAGAGTTTTAGAATTTTGTGATAAAGCCGTACGCATCACAGACATACAGCGCAAGGATCACCCAGTTAAAGAAGTATTTGTTTGTTTTGGCGGTGACATGGTTGAAGGTTTATTTAATTTCCCTGGTCAAGCGTTTGAAATTGATTCAACTTTATTTGAACAATATGTAAATGTATCTAGGTTAATTGTTGATGTAGTACGCCACGCATTAACAAACTATGAAAAAGTTACGGTAGTTCCTGAATGGGGAAACCATGGAAGAATTGGATCTAAGCGCGACAATGTACCTAGATCAGACAATTTTGACCGCATGTGTTATGAGTTAGCAAAACAATTATTAGAACATGAAAAGCGTTTAACATGGCAAGACTGCCCAGAAGATATACAGCGTATTGAAATTGGTAATTACCGCGCATTATTAATTCATGGTGATGAAGTAGGCCGTAATGGTTTTGCATCACCTACCGCAATTGTTGGACATGTTTCCCGTTGGCTATCGGGTTCTTACCCTTGGCATTTCAGAGATTGTTATATTGGGCATTACCACACACACAATGAATGGGCGTTACCAAATGGATTAGGTTCTGTATTTCAAACAGGATCAACAGAATCAGAAAACCGCTACGCGGGAGTTATGTTGGCTGCTAGCGCTACACCATCACAGCGTTTGCACTTTATTGATCCAGTTAAAGGCCGTGTTACAGCAGCATATAAAGTTTGGCTTGATTAAATAACATTGATTTACACTGTCAAATCATGTCTTGCATTTTAAATTTGTGGGCGTGTCATGCGTAGATATTTTTAAAAACATTACATTTTTTATTTTTTAAAAATTGCCAAAAGTATAATTAAGGTAGTGGTTAAGAAATACTTAATCACAAAGGAGGCAATAATGAAATCAGGTAATTTAAAATGCCCATTGTGCAAGACCGATATTCGGTTTAGCATAACAAGGGGTTTGTTTTGTCCTAATCCAAAATGCGATAAGGAAACAATATGAAATTCACTTACGCACCTTGTTTAAAAACAAGAAGTGGCATTAAAGTATCTTGGAGGTATTACGGAACAAAAGAAGAAGCCTTGGCTGATTCTTCAACTGCCAGGGCCGAAGGCGAACATTGGGAACAGTATGGTTACGAATATGGGTACTGCGTTCCTGGTTCAGTTAGAGAACAAGATGATGGAACTTGGGAATTGTGCGTACCTTAATCATCATCATCATCAAGCGTTTCAACTAAACACTTGCCGTTGCGGTGTTGAATCCCTACTTGGACTTTACCGCCTGAGTAGGGGTCACGCTTTATTGCAATCTCTACCGCTCTAACTGCAATTGCAACTGCATCTTCATAAGAAGATTTTTCTTCTACCTGGTAAGCGTCTAAAGCGCCCATAGCGTAGGAGCCGCCAGAGCCAGCAGAATAAATAGATCCCGCAGTGCGCTCCCAGGCGTAAGAAGAATCAATGCTATAAATTACACCCCGCACACCAATTAATAAATCATTATCAAAACTTGCAATATCGCCATCATCTTTCATGTCATAACCAGAGGCAATAAAATGTTTGCGCATAGCAGGGATAAAAACTTTAGTAATAAATTTATCTAAATTCTGTTTAGGCGGGCGTGGAGGTGTCCAACCAAAAGCCAATAAATTTTGGCCACGGCACAAGCCAGCCGAAGCAAACAGGTACCCGTTGTTTAGATTAATTTTGCCAGTTGGGGAGATGTCATATTTACGAAATGAATCGGTTGCTTGCGAATCAGCCGCAATAATGCACCAATCTTTATTCTGGATTGCTACCAGCGTGGTCATCTAAGCCCTCTCCCTAGGCCCCTATTTTCTCATGCCACGCGCCCCTTGGGGTGCTTGTAATTGACGGTGGTGGTCTATACCCTAATCCTACCCAGAGCCAAAAGGCTCAACAAATTATGGAGGATAGATTATGGCTGGAAATTACGAAGGTTACGAAACCGCAGCAGAGCGGATTGTACGAATCCACACAGATCATAAAGATGTGCGAATTCATGCAAAGATTCTGGAAATTGTAAGAGATCCGCAAACATTACGCCCATTGCAATATGTTGTAGAAAGCAACATTTATTACGGTGATGTTTTAATGTTTGTTGATGTTGCTGAAGAAATGGTTGGCAGTTCATTTGTAAATAAATCATCAGCCCTAGAAAACGCATCTACAAGCGCAACTGGAAGGGCATTAAGCCTTGCTGGTTATTTAGGTACAGATCCAAATACAAAAAAACCAGTCAGGCCAACACAACAAGACATGCAAAAAGCATCAAGAGTTGAGCAACCTGCACCAAAAACCAAACGCGAATTTACTGACGCAGAAATTGGGTTAGCAACTGCCGCATTTGGACAGATTGAATCTGCAACAACAAAAGATGAATTAAAAGCAATTTACAGAATCAATCTTGATCTATTAGAAGCAAAAATAGATGGGGTTACATTGCTTGATGCAATAAACAAAAAGGCAGGAGGCTTGAAGTGATAGATAAAAATTCCGTCATTGTTGCGCACAACGCTCAGCGCACATCTATTGCTGCGGCTGCAAATGTCTTGCCTAGAACTGGGTCCTTGCGTAGAAAAATCTATGAACACATTCTGGCGCAAGGACTTAGGGGTGCAACAGATCAAGAAATAGAAAGCACTTTAAAAATTGATGGTAATACCGTTAGACCAACAAGAATAAGTTTATGGAAAGATGGTTACATCATTGATACTGGAACCACAAGAAAAAACAACAACCATAATGACTGTATTGTTTGGCGAACAGTAGAGGAAGGAATGATGTTATGAGCGATAAAAACAAAAAGTTCACACCACCAGCAGGGTTTGTTGTGGCGGTGCATGGAAATATCCTGGGAATCAGATCAGTTGCAAGAGAACTAGATATGTTTGCAGAGGTATTGGCAGAGGCTATGGAGAGGGCAGGTTTCCAACTTGTTCCAGATCCTATGGATTTAACAGCAGATGCCGCTAAAGTAATTAAATTACAAGAAAAACAGCAAACAGAAGGAATTAGATTAGTGCAGGAGGTGAAATTTGATGATTCAAGTAGTGACACCAGCACAAATTGAAGCCCGTCTTTACGCTTTATCTAAAGAAGTAGATGAAGCACATAGCGAATTAGTTGAAACAGAAGCAGAATACCACCGCATCAAATCTAAATATGAAATTGCTATGGCGCAACAAAGAATTAATTACGCGCAACGCTCCACGCCTACTGGGAAAAATTACACTGTGCAAGAAAGAGATGACCACGCTTTAATAGAAAACAAAGATCTACATGTTGATATGGGCATTGTAGAGGCTAGAGTTAAAGCATCACGGGCTAATTCACAGCGTATAAAAACACAGGTTGAAATAGCCCGTTCAATCGGTACATCAGTGCGTACCAGTTTGGATCTAGCATGATGACATTTTTATTGATTTTAATAACTGCGTTCCTGGCTTATTCAATTGGATTTAAAATAGGCGCGGTATCAACCCTTGCAAGATTATCTGCTATCTCACAAGAAATGCAGTTAATTCTTAATGACCTACAACAACAAGTGAATCAATGGACAGAAGATGATTTATGACACCTTTTAAAAAACTAGAACATACTCTAATTTATTTTGGATATGAAAAGGCAGATGCGCGTAATTTAACAGAGCAAATAATTTTTAATTTAGACAATTATGCCAGAATTCTTGACATAGTTGCTAAAAGAACTGGGAGGATTTAATGATTGATTTACAAGACATGGTGGTTAAATCCCTGGGCGCTTATGACAGTCAAAGAGATAGATCTAAGCAGATAGAAATTGGTCCTAGCAGCATTGGAAGTTGTGCGCGGAGGGTTTACCACGATTTAAAACAAACGCCCAAAACTAACGATACTGAAAAATTGGCAGCAATCCTAGGTACTTTTATTCATTCTGGTTTAGACAAAGCCATCAGGCGCAATGACCCATTTGAAGATAATTTTTTAATTGAGATTGAAGTAGCAGACGGAGATCTTAAAGGTCATTGTGATCTATTTATTAAAGACATTGGCTTAGTTGTTGATTGGAAAACCACAACTAAATCAGGTATGCGTTATTTTGGATCAGATCAACAGCGTTTCCAGATACACACCTACGGGTGGCTACTTGAAAAAAACGGGTATGATGTAAAAGAAGTTGCCCTTGTAGGAATTCCGCGTGATGGCAAGATGCAAGATATACAAGTAATGCGTGAAAAATATGATCCAGCAATAGCCCAGCAAGGAATTGCCTGGTTAGATGGAATCAAACAAATAGTTGCAACTAATTCCCCTGCCCCTAGTCCAGAGAAATACGCAAACTGGTGTACAAACTATTGCCCGTATTTTGATAGAACAGGAGAAATAGGTTGCCCAAGTATGACCAAGTAGATTGGGATAATGCAGCGTGTATTGGTATTTACACAGATTTGTTTTATTCAGTAGAAGAAGAAAGATCTGTAATGCAATATCAATACATAAATACATTACGCAGCATTTGTGCCGCCTGCCCTATTTGGCGTGATTGCTTAACTTACGCTTTTGCACATGAGCAATACGGAGTTTGGGGAGCGCTTACATCTATGGAAAGAATTGCAATAAAAGATCCAACAAAAAATCCACATCAGAGGCGCAGAGCGTTATTAAATTTACATGACCAAGGTATTTCTTTTGCAGAGATACAAGAGTGTATGATCGCGGCCCAGGCGAAAGAGGCAAAATGAGCATTATTAGATCACCTAGATTAGAAAGCAATTTTAGCGTCATCTCTAATTCAGTCATTAGAGATAGCAGGTTGAGTTATAGGGCGCGTGGAGTGCTTTTAGAGATCCTAAGCCGCCCCGATAATTGGCGCGTTTCTGGGGAATCCTTAGCCCGTTCTGGCAAAGAAGGCAGAGATGCAATTTTGACAGCATTAAAAGAATTACGGGATTGCGGTTATATCCGAATGGTTAAAGAGCGCAAAGAAGATGGAACTTTTGTTACAAATAATTATGTTTATGACAAGCCACAAGACTTAGCACCAAGCCCTGAAAACCCTATTGCGGTGTCACCGACCCCTGGAAAACCGACACCTGGTAAACCGCAGTTGGATAACCAGGCGGTATTAGAAGAACTATCTAAGAAGAACTTAGATATAAACAATGAGTTTGAAATTTTCTGGAATGTGTATCCAAGAAAAGTTGCAAAGAAAGCAGCAGAAGTAGCATTTCTAAAAGCCTCAAAGCACACACCAGTAGCCACCATAATCTCAGCAGCAGCAAGATACGCAAAAGATGAAAATAGAGTTGAGGCTTATACGGCTCACCCTGCTACCTGGTTAAATGCTCATAGATGGCTAGATGATCCGCTACCAGTAAGAGAAAAATCTTTAGATGAAAAGAAGGCAGAAGAATTACGGTTAGCAAGACAAAAATCAGAGCGCGAGCGCGAAGAAAGCCGCAAGTGGTTTGAAGAACAAGAAAGATTACGGGCAGCAGCCGTACCGCCACCAGAAAGATTACGGTCCTTACTTAAAGGGTTTTAATTACACATTAGTTACCCGTAACTGTTACCATTAATGTAATCATTACACCTACAAAGGAGTGAAATGGCTACATTGGTAAAAACTTCTGCACAAAATGTGCAGTACGGAGATCATGTAATTGTGAACAATAAAGAGTTCACAGTTAAATATATTGATGGTCCAGATAACATTGGCACTTACAATATCCATGTTAATGATAACAATGGAAATTCTCATGTTGAAATTGTTTCAGGTTTAGTTACAATTCTTATGTGATTAATTTTTTTGTAGATGGTCAGCCGATCCCACAAGGATCTATGAAAGTGATTAATGGCTATGTCATTCATTCACAAGGATCAGCGTTAGCAAATTGGCGATCTGCAATTGCACTATCCGCAAAATCAGCAGGAGCAAAACCACATTTAGAACCAGTGGAAATAAATTTAGAATTTACAATGCTGCGACCTCGTACAGTTACCCGCCTAGAGCCATCAGTTGCCCCAGATTTAGATAAATTGATTAGAGCCGTATTAGATGGCCTTACAGCGATTGCCTACCGTGATGACGGGCAGGTGACCTCTATCACAGCCTCAAAATCATACGGGGAAAGGCCAGGCGTGAGCGTGAGCGTAGGCGCAAAACTGCCTGTTACTCTCCAGTAGGTAACAAAAACTTTATTTAAAATTATTAAGAAATGTGCCACAAATGTTGCCAGTTCTCTGATCTAGGCCATAGACTTATTCCATAAGCCCAACAAGGGGCGAAAAAATGGAGGCACCAAATGAACGCAAAAGAATCAGTAATAAGAATGAAAGACAGATTAGCAAGTGCTGGTTTTGTTGTTGAGGTAGTTAATCAATCAACTACAAAAATTACATACAGAGTAACTACAAAAACAGATGGAAATGTTTGGGCAACAGTAGAAACATTTTATCTAGGCGCTACAAAACTAGATGTAACAAATCGCTGGAATAAGTTCTTCTCTTACAGCCGCCACGGTATGTCAGATCACACCATG